GATGGTATTTACAACACGCTCATACATCCAACTAGCAAGATTATATTTCTTCTTGCTCAGGATATCGGAATACGGCACATCCATAGCAGAAACACCTCCTTTCAGAATTATTATACCCTGAAAGGATAAAAATCGAAACGAAAGGACCTTGGAAATATGAAAACTCTAACCATTAAAGAATGTTCCGACCGTATCCACAAGTCTGAATCTGCTGTAAGGATTGGACTCCAGCGAGGTGGATATAAGTTCGGAACGGCAATACAGACAGTACCTCCTACCCCCTCAAGACCAAGAGGCGGATGGGACTACCACATACCCGAGGAGGCTGTGGAACACTATATGCGATACGGTAACTTTCCTGTGATAATCGTGAACGGGGAGGATGTAACAAGGCTGGTACATTCGCTGGCAAATAATATAGCAATGGATATGATTAAAAAAGGAGGAATAGAAAATGACAATGAAAACTAAAAAAACATTAGTATGGTACGGTATTTTTATTACAGCCCTGATACTGAATCAGACAAAATCGTTTGCTGATGATATTACTGTTAAAGTAGTAGTGCACACTTTATGGATAATACTGGGTGCTATTACATATATGTACTTCAAAGAAGGAGACTGGGAATGATGAAAAAAGCACTAATAGATAAAATAATAAACGATCAGCAGGAAACGATGTATCAAGTCTATTATATTCAGAGTGATGGTTCACATGACTTCTTACCTGAAATTAGATTTACAAAAAAGATGGCAAAAGAACATTTTGAAACTTTTGATAATATCGAAGACGCTATTAACATGATATTGAAATATGGATATGTATTAGCTGAATTCAATGACTGCACAGGAGAATGAAAGGATGTGATTTAAATGCCCGAAATTGAAGGGATTTATTATGAAACGGAAGAGGATTATTACATGATCCTGGATGAACTATATAAAGATGGAAAGGAGGTGATTTAAATGCAAATAAAGGAAATGTATGTGTACTGGCAGAATGCAAGCGGTGGATACCTTAAAGAAATAAGAAAAACATATAAGGGTGATATGCTGATATTACCTGTGAAGTGTATGGGAGCCACAACATACGATTATAAACATCTTGCAGTAGCGGATAAGGAAATCACGCCAAATGAAGTTTATTTTGATGGGGTTGAGAAAGGACTTGACTGTTCGTGCTGCGGAGACAGATGGAGCAGATTTGATGAATGGGACACGCCAGAAAAGATTTATGTATACGAAAATACAGAAGATTTTGAAAAATCCAAACCCGAAAGATTTGACTACTATGTAATTCTTTCAGAACTAAAAAAAGCCGATACTGGCAATATCGGCTGATTACAAAAACATATTCACTGAAAGTATAGCATCAACGAAAGGAAAAATCAATATGGAATTAAAAATAATGAAAAAGGAACTCCTAGGTGCAGTCGAAGTGGCCGAGAATTTCATAAGCACCGAAAGGGCTTGCATGGAACATCTTAAGCTTGTCCATATCAGGACAGACGGAAACGACAGAATTGAAATCTCCACTTCCGACTCCGTGACATGTGCGAAAGTCAGAATTAACGGGCGTGTGGAGGAAGAAGGAAAGGTGGCCATACCTTGTAAGATGTTCAAGACCGCAATAAAACAGGCTCCTGATACTGAGATATCAATTAAAGATTGTGATTACAAAATAAAAATTATAGCAAAAAATTACACTTCGGAAATCCCTTTACATGGTTTCAATCCGGGATTTAAAGAGGACACCGCGGAAGCATTAAATTTTAAAATTAAAAGAATGGAACTTAAAGAAGCTTTGGAGAAAGTGGAGTTCTCGGCATCATGCGACCCCGAGAACTTCGCGGTAAACTGTGTGAGATTAGAAACGGAAGATAATAAACTGACAGCTGTAGGAACAGATACTTACAGACTTGCATTGTGTGAAACGGAAATAATGGAACCGAAAGCACATAAGATATGTGCAAGTATTCCTTTAAAAGCAGTAAAAGGCCTAATAAAAGCTCTGAAGTCAAAAATACAAGGTTTGGAAAATACTGTACAGGTAATGTCTAACAGTAAAGAGATTGTTTTCAAACTCGGGAGTGTTGAAATTAGGGCTAATCATGTCAATTATTCATTCCCCGACTACAAGGCGATAGTAAAAGGTCTAAAAAACAATAAAAAAGTAATGCTTAATACTAAAATTTTCCTTGCAACACTTAAGAAAGCTATTCTCGTTGCGAAGAATAATAAGGCCGCAAAAAACGGAGGTGTATTTGAGTTCAGTGATTTTAGTGAAGGCAGTCTGACAGTAAAAGCATCAAACGAGTTTAGCAAATTTAGGGAGAAAATATACACAATACATACCGGAGAAGACTTAAAAATCTCACTGAACTTAAAATTTTTGGCGGACTATTTAAGCAAATCTAAGAACAGCCTGACCGTCATGGAAATGTCAAATAATAAGAACACAGTGCTTGTAAGAGGCGAAACCGACAGTAAATGGGTTTACTTAATAATGCCACTTGCATTAAGAGAATAGGAGGACAGATGGAAAAGCTCAGATTACCAAAGAAACCGGTAATAAAAAATGAAAAAGACTACGGAATACCTATAAGAATAAGGTCAAGTACACATAACCTGCTTGATATCGTGTCAATCGAAACAGGATGGAGCAAGGTGGATGTGATAACCAAAATGGTGGAGTTCGCATTTGACAACATCGAATGGGTACCGGCTGATGAATATAACAAAAATAACGGAGGGAACGAATAATGGAAATAAAGGTTTTATTTGAAATTGAAGAAGGAAGTAAAAAAGTAATAGAAAACTTTTCTAAAGCTTTAATAGGATTAGGTAGTACTGTACCTGTACAGAGTATTGTAACTTCAGTAGCTGAAAAAGTTAAAAACCCTGAAAAGGCTGAAACAAAAACAGGGGACTGGCAGACAAATGACGTAAAAGCCGAACCTGTGAAAAAGGAAGAAATACCTGCCAAAAAAGAAGAAACTCCGAAGGAGGAAGAACCTAAAAAAGCAGAAGCTCCTGCAAAGGAAGAAACACAGGGGTGGAGCTATGACCAGCTTAAGGCGGGATGTCATGAGGCTTCAACAATGAACCTGGGTTCAAAGGTTGCGGAACTGATAAAAGGGAAATATAACCTGTCAAAACTGACTGAACTTGACCCTAAACTATATGACGCATTTGCAAATGATCTGCGGGAACTAGGGGTGAGAATATGATGAACCACAAGGAAAGGGATCATGCCCTGCTTTCGGCAAGCGGGGCGTCAAGATGGATGAACTGCAATCCAAGTGCAAGGCTTGAGGAACTGTTCCCTGAAACAACTTCAGAATATGCCGAGGAGGGAACACTGGCACACGAAATTTCGGAACTCAAGCTGACAAAATACACGAGTCCGATGGGTGCACGGACTTACAACAGCAGACTTAAAAAGCTTAAGGCAAACAAACTATATAAACCTGAGATGGATGCCTACACTGATGCCTATCTCGAGCATATAAAGGAGCTTATGATGTCATTTGATAAACCCGCAGTGGCATCAATCGAGAAGAAAGTGGATTTCAGTGCATATGTACCTGAAGGATTCGGAACATGTGACTTCGTTACTGTATATGATAAAACTCTGTATGTGAGGGATCTGAAATATGGAAAAGGTGTGCCCGTGTTCGCGGAAAATAACCCACAGCTCATGCTCTACTCATTAGGTGCATATCTCGAGTATTCTCTGTTTGATGATATAGAAACAGTCAATATGGGAATTGTACAGCCAAGACTGGACAGCATCTCGGTGTGGGAAATATCGGCAGAGGAACTTGTGGGATGGGCGGAAAAAGAAGTCAGACCTAACGCCGAAAGGGCATTTAATGCCGAAGGGGATTTTGTTCCGGGACAATGTACATTCTGCAGGGCAAAGGCGGTATGTAGGGCAAGGGCGGAAATGAACATGGAACTTGAAACTGATATGAAGCTTAAAGGTAACATTTTAAGTAATGCCGAAATGGGTGAAATACTTAAAAGGGCACAGGATATCGTGAAATGGGTCAAGGACATTGAGAACTACTGCCAGCAGGCAATCCTGAAAGGTGAATCGGTTCCGGGATGGAAGCTTGTTGAAGGAAGGTCGGTGAGAACATTCTCGGATACTGAAAAAGCATTTGAGATACTGAAGGACAAAGGGATAGCCGAAGAGCTGATGTACGAACGTAAGATGCTTACATTAAGCCAGCTTGAAGGAACAATAGGGATGAAAGATTTTAATGATTACGTGGGCGAACTGATAATAAAGCCTAAAGGTAAGCCTACACTTGTGCTGGAGTCGGATAAAAGGGCTCCATATGTGAATGATGTTATTAATGCAGAAGATGAATTTGAAAAAATAATAGATTAAGAGAGGATGATAATATATGGAAAAAAATCAGAACACTAGAATAAACGTAAGAGGAAGACTAAGCTTTGTACACTTATTTAAACCGCATGCAGCAACTCCAGGGGCGGAAGAAAAATACAGCACGACTATACTTGTTCCGAAATCGGATACGGCCGCAAAACAGAAAATTGATGCGGCAATTGCAGAGGCTACAAGAATAGGAATATCCGAAAAATGGAACGGAGTAAAACCTCCGCACGTACCAAACCCTATATGGGACGGAGACGGAGTAAAACAGAACGGGGAACCTTTCGGACCTGAGTGCAAAGGTCACTGGGTATTTACAGCATCTGCAAAAACGGATTATCCGCCTCAGGTAGTGGACAAGTATGTGAATCCTATAATGGACCAGTCGGAAATTTACAGCGGAATCTATGCAAATGTCACAGTCAACTTTTTCCCTTACATGTTCACGGGGAAAAAAGGAATAGGTGCAGGACTGGGGAACGTACAGAAAGTGTCAGACGGAGAACCGCTTGCAGGAGGAAGAACGGCTCAGCAGGACTTCGCTCCGGTTGAGGATGAAGAACTATATTAATTAAAAAGGAAGGATAACGAATGAATGTACTGAACATAGATATTGAAACTTACAGCAGTGAGGATATTTCAAAGACAGGACTGTATAAGTATGCACAGAGTACGGATTTTGAAATCCTTCTTTTTGCCTATTCGCTCAACGGGTCGCCCGTTGAAGTGATAGACCTTGCACAAGGTGAGGCAGTGCCGGAAGAAGTTGTTAAAATGCTCAATGACGGGGAAACTGAGCTAAGGGCATATAATGCGGCTTTCGAATGGTACTGCCTTAACCAGGCAGGGTACAGGACCAATCTCGAACAGTGGAGATGTACCATGATACATGCATATTATGCGGGTTATCCGGGAGGACTGGACAAGGTCGGAAAGGCAATGGGATTTGAAAATGATAAGAAAAAATCCGCAACAGGTAAGGCCCTTATAAGGCTTTTTTCCGTTCCATGCAAACCGACAAAAAGGAACGGCGGAAGAACAAGGAACCTACCATACCACGAGCCTGAAAAATGGGAACTTTACAGGGAATACAACAGGCAGGACGTAGTGGCAGAAATGTCGATAAAGGAAAAACTTGAAGGGATAAAACTTCCAAAATTTGAGTGGAAGCTGTGGCATACTGATGTCAGAATGAACGCTGAAGGGATAAAAGTGGACAGTGAGCTTGTTGAAAGTGCCCTGTTTGTAAGTGACACCTGGAACGGATATCTGCTGAATGAGGCAAAGGAACTGACGGGACTTGAAAATCCGAACAGTACAGTGCAGTTACTGAAATGGTTAAAAGATAAAGGCGTAAATGCCGAAAATCTTCAGAAGGAGACAGTTAAAAATCTTATTCAGGAAACTGAAGGGGATGTGAAAAGAGTGCTTGAAATAAGGCAGGAACTGAGTAAGACAAGCACGAAAAAATACGTGGCCATGAAGGATGCCCTCTGTGAAGATGGCCGTGTGAGAGGACTTCTGCAGTTCTACGGAGCGAACAGGACAGGAAGGTGGGCTGGAAGGCTTGTACAGGTACAGAACCTGCCTAGAAACTATCTGTCAGATCTTGATGATGCAAGGAACATGGTGAAAAGAAGAGACCTGCTGACTTTAGACATTCTATATGACAATATACCTGATACTTTAAGCCAGCTGATACGTACGGCATTTATTCCGGAAGAAGGTAAAAAATTTGTAATCGCCGACTTTTCGGCAATAGAAGCAAGAGTGATTGCATGGCTTGCAGGAGAACAGTGGAGGCTTGACGTGTTCAGAACTCACGGAAAAATATATGAGGCATCGGCATCACAGATGTTCGGGGTGGATATATCCACAATAGCAAAAGGCAAGGAGAACTATCACTTAAGGCAGAAAGGAAAGGTTGCGGAACTCGCACTCGGCTATCAGGGGTCAAGTGGGGCCTTAATTGCCATGGGTGCGATTAATATGGGGCTGACCGAAGAGGAACTCCCTGAAATCGTCAGAATGTGGAGGAATTCAAACAAAAGAATAGTTGACCTGTGGTATGCTGTAGGGAATGCGGCCGCAGAAGTGGTGCTAAACGGAACAAGACAGGTGGTAAACGGTATACTTTTTTCAAGGGAAGGTGATCTTGCAAAAGGACTTGACTTCCTGACAGTGACCTTACCGAGTGGTCGTAAGCTCCATTATGTCAGTCCTGGAACAAGGGAGAACAGCTGGGGAGCGACAGTAATTACCTACAAGGCACCGAACCAGGTTTCAGGCAAATGGGAAACGTCGGAAACGTATGGCGGAAAGCTCGTGGAGAACATTGTGCAGGCAATAGCCCGTGACTGTTTGGCGGCAACAATTCTGAAACTGACTGATAAAGGCTATAAGATTGTAATGCACATACACGATGAAGTTGTACTGGAAGCCCCTATGGACGTTACTGTAAAGGAAGTGTGCGACCTGATGGGAGAAGAACTCAGATGGGCTGAAGGGCTGATACTGAGGGCAGACGGATTTGAAACGGAATATTACAAAAAGGATTAGGAAGGAGAACAAATGAGTAAGGAAATACCTTTGAGGGAATTGAAAATTATAGATTCAAGAATAAATAAATCTATTAATCATATATTGAGAGATCTAAGTGAAATACAAGTAAATTATGAAGATCAAGGAATCGAAAACTATATGCATCAATATCTGGAAGAACTGTACGGAGTATACATGTTTGAATCAAAGAAAATAGAAGATTTAGAAAATATCGAAATTCAAACATGGGAATCTGGAGTATTCATGCTGAATTACGAAAAACTGAGAGTGGATATTCTTTATGAAAAACCTTTAAGCGAAGTTTTGGTTAAAAGTATGAGATTAACAATGATTGAGGTAATGACACTTGATCATATCCAAAAATCACGTCAAGGCTGGATTTAAAAAAATCTAAATTATTAAACGGAAGGAGGTAAAGATGTACAACAGGGAAATAGTGATAAGTACCGCAGGAAGCAGGAAGGAGACAAGATGGAAAACGGAAAAGCTCCTGTGGAGCGAGTTCGTCAAGAGGCTTGAAACACCGACAAGGACTGCCGAGAAGTTCGAGGAGTTCCTGAAACTGCCGAAGGTGAAACAGGATGAACTCAAGGATGTCGGAGGCTTTGTCGCAGGAAAGCTTAAGGACGGTGTAAGAAAAAATGTAAACCTGCTGTCAAGGGACTTAATAACATTAGACCTTGACAACATAGACCCAGGAAAAACGGATGAAGTAATTGAAAAGGTCGAAAGCCTCAACATGTCGTACGCCGTGTACAGCACACGTAAACACATGGAGAGCAGACCGAGGTTAAGGGTCATTATCGTAACGGACAGGAGCATGTCCCCTGATGAATATGAGCCTGTGGCAAGGAAAGTGGCTCAGATGATAGGTATGGCCATGTGCGACCCTACCACGTTCGAACCTGTAAGGCTGATGTTCTGGCCAAGCTGTTCGGTGGACAGCAGGTATGTATACAAGTTCAATCTTGAAAAGGCTCCCCTGTCAGTTGACGGGATACTTGCAATGTATGAGGACTGGAAAAATGTGACAGAGTGGCCACAGGTTCCGGGAACGGAAAAAATTACGGAAAAAATGCTTAAAAAACAGGAAAACCCTCTGGAAAAATCAGGAATAATAGGGGCTTTCTGTAAAACGTTCACTATAGCGGAGGCTGTGGAAAAGTTCATTCCTGACGAGTACGACATATCCGATGACGGGAAAAGGATGACCTACACCCAGGGGAGCACGTACGGAGGTGCAGTAATATATGACGACATCTTCGTATACTCGCATCATGCCACTGACCCAACAGGAGGTAAGCTGTGCAATGCGTTTGACATGGTGAGGCTCCACAAGTTCGCGGACATGGATGCGGATGTGAAGGAAGGAACTCCCGCAAACAGGTTCCCATCATTTGTCGAGATGTCGAAGCTCGCGAGGGGTATAAGGGAAGTATCGGCCATTCTGAACAGGGAACAGTACGAAAAGGCGGCAAAGGATTTCACAACAGTGGATGATGAAACAACAGATCTGTCATGGATGGATCAGCTGGAACAGAACGATAAAGGTAACAATGCGAGAACAATAAAGAATATGGAACTCGTGCTGGACAATGATATCAACCTGAAAGGGAAATTTGCAATAGATGAATTTGCCAACAGGGCGATGGTTACGGGGGCTCTTCCATGGGACAGCCGGAACTATGTAAGACAATATGAGGAAGTGGATGACAGCGGATTAAGGAACTACCTTGAAAACAGATACAGCCTTACGGGAGTAAACAAGGTAAACGATGCACTTCTCATAGTGTCAAGCAAGAACAAGTACAACAGCGTGAAAATCTACCTCGAAAGTGTTAAGTGGGATGGCACGCCTAGGCTGGAAACTCTTCTGAGTGATTATCTAGGGGCGGAGGATGACATTTATACAAGGGCAGTTATGAGAATATCACTGACGGCTGCGGTTGCGAGAGCTATCGATGGCGGGGTGAAGTATGATTATATGCCCATATTTACAGGTAAGCAAGGTATAGGCAAGAGTACTTTCCTTGCTAAACTTGGAGGTGATTGGTACTCGGACAGCCTTCAGACTTTCGAAGGCAAAGAAGCCGCAGAATTGATTCAGGGAACGTGGATAAATGAACTTGGAGAACTTACAGGGTTCAACAGAAGTGAAACCAATCTTATAAAACAGTTCCTGAGTAAGCAGGACGACATATATAGGAAAGCGTACGGTCATGTGACCGAGAAATACCCGAGAAGATGTGTGTTCTTCGGAACTTCAAACGACAGTGAGTTCCTGAGGGACAGGACAGGGAACAGGAGGTTCTGGCCAGTCGAAGTAGGAACCGAAAAACCTAAAAAGAGCATATGGAAAGACCTTGATGCCGAAAGAGATCAGATATGGGCAGAAGCATACATGAACTACGTACTGGGTGAAAGCCTATTCCTGACAGGTGAAGAACTTAAAATCGCGGAACAGAAGCAGGAAGAACACAGAATCGTAAATTCCAGGGAGGGAATGGTAAAGGATTTCCTTGAGAAAGAAATCCCTGAAGACTGGCATAAATGGGGAACGGCCAAAAGAAAAAACTACTACTTCGAAGGATTTGACAAATCAGGGATAAAAACAGTTCCGAGGGACAGAGTCTGTGCGGCAGAAATACTGGTCGAATGCTTCGAGATGAAAAAGGCTTATATTAAAAATTCAGACAGTATGGAAGTCAACGGCATCCTTGAAAACATGAAAGGCTGGGAACGTCATAAAACACCATTGAAGTACGGTGATTACGGCAATCAGAGAGGATTCAAAAAAAAAGATAAATAGGTATAACTACAAAAACTACAATCTTTTTCAAACTTTTATATTTTAGGTAATTTAGGTGGAAAAATTACCTACAAAGTGACAAACAAAGTCACCTACAATCTCAAAATTACCTACAAACTTTGTAGGTTAAGAAAAAATTAAAAAAATTGAGAATGTAGTTTGTAGGTGACTTTGTAGGTAGAATGTAGGTAACTCAAAATCAGTAAAATTAATACTTGCATTAAATACAACTACAAAACTACAAACTTTTCATATATAAGGTTAAATTAGATAAATTAGATAAATTAGGTAATACTGTTATACGTACCTAAATTACCTAAATTACCTATTTTATAGTCTCTATATACGCGCGTATGTGAAGATTGTAGGTGGGTAAAAATAAGGAGGCAAAAAATGTTGGAAAGTATAATCGAAAAATACCTTGTGTCCGAAGTGAAAAAAATGGGAGGCACCGCATATAAATTTGTGAGCCCCGGGCATGCCGGGATACCTGACCGGATATGCCTTCTGCCGAACAGAACATTGTTTTTCGTGGAGCTTAAGGCGACAGGGAAATTAACGAGACCATTACAGAACAGGCAGATTGAAAAAATAAGGGCATACGGTCAGAGGGTGTATGTCGCAGATTCCACGGAAAAAATTGACGGGATACTAAAAACAGAAGGGGGGAGGACGCAGTGAAGTTTAAGCCCCATAACTATCAGAAATACTGCATCGACAAGGTCATAAGCACCGAAAAAGTCGGACTTCTGCTTGACATGGGACTGGGAAAGACGATAATAACGCTTACGGCCATAGACGAACTTAAGCTTAACATGTTCGAGGTCAGCAGGGTGCTTGTGATAGCACCAAAAAAAGTTGCAGAAAGCACATGGTTCAGGGAGGCGGAAAAATGGGACCACCTGAAGCTCCTTAAATTTTCGGGGGTACTGGGTTCCGAAAAAAAAAGGATTAATGCATTGAACACCCCCGCCGACATATACGTGATTAACAGGGAGAACATCCCATGGCTTGTGGACTACTACAGAAACGACTGGCCATTCGACATGGTCGTAATAGACGAGTTCTCAAGTTTTAAAAACCATCAGGCCAAAAGGTTCAAGGCACTCAAGCTTGTGCTTGGGAAAATCAAAAGACTTGTAGGGCTTACAGGAACCCCCGCACCGAACGGACTGAAGGACATATGGGCACAAATTTACCTGCTGGATCAGGGCGAAAGGCTGGGGAAAAACATAACGGCATTCAGGGAGAGATACTTCAATTTTTACAGGTACGGGAACAATCCGTATGGAGAATACGAACTCAAGCAGGGTTCGGACAAGTCAATCATGGACAGGATAGCTGACATATGCGTGTCCATGAAGGCGGAGGATTACCTTGAACTGCCTGACGTGGTGGACAACATAGTCAGTGTGGAGCTTGATGCGAAAGCAAGGAAGCAGTACGAGGAACTAGAAAAGCAGATGATACTGGAGCTTAACAGTCTTGAAGAAATAACAGTCGCAAATGCGGCGGCACTTTCAAACAAACTGTTACAATTAAGTAACGGAGCTGTGTACGATGAAAAAAGGGAGGTGCATGAAATCCATAAGTGCAAGATTGAGAGGTTCACGGAACTGGTGGAGGAACTCAACGGGAAATCGGCACTGGTGTTCTATGCATTCAAGCATGATCTTGACAGGATGAAAGGTGCACTGGCCAAGTCGGGACTCAGAGTGAGGGAGCTTAAGACAGTGCAGGACGAAAAGGACTGGAACAGCGGAAAAATTGACATCCTGCTTGCACACCCCGCAAGTGCGGCATACGGCTTAAACCTGCAGGACGGAGGGAACCACGTCATATGGTTCGGTCTCAACTGGAGCCTTGAACTTTATCAGCAGGCAAATAAAAGACTTCACAGGCAGGGGCAGAAGGAGAAAGTCATAATCCATCACCTTGTGTGCGGGAACACACGTGACGAGGATGTCATGAAGGCACTGCAGAGTAAAGGCGACATACAGGAGGAACTGCTGCAGAGCCTGAAGGCGAGAATAGAAAAATATAAGGAAGTGAAGAACAATGGATAATGAAACAGTAGGGAAAAGAATTAAGAAATGGAGAAAATTAAAAAAACTAACTCAACAAGAATTAGGGTTATTAATAGACAAAAATGTTAAAAGTATTCAACGATACGAAACAGGAGTAAATCCTATTCCCATAGATGTATTA